AAAGAAAGACTTGCCCAATGGTCTGATCAGGTAGTCATCTACGTTCTTAACTACGGTGCGAATAGAGCCGTTAGCTGCAGACATAAGCATAGAGATACCAGAAGCAGTACGACCTACACCAGACACGCCAGTCTGACCATGTGCAAAGCTAGGGAAGCCTGTAGACTCATCAGCCAATACACGAGCCTTATCAAAAAGCTGCATGTTCTCTTGTGCTACGTTAGGGAACTTCGTACCAAAGATAGCCTGTCCTGGAGCGCCACCTTGACGCCTAAAGATTTTTCCTGGGTATATGGACATGTCTTGTCCTGGAACTAGGTTGGACTCATCTACTTCAATGATCAAGTTACCTGACAATGCAGAATTGTCAATCGCCATCCGCATAAAACCGTTCATGAGGGTTTGTGTGTCATCCATATTCTCAGCAATACCTACACCAAAGAAGCTGTAAGGGTTATGCTCATAGGGTACGGCGTAGTAAGGAATACGTGCAGGCTTGAACGGGTTAAGTACAAGGCGAATTACTTCGTTGTTACAAATCCATACGTTAGCATTAAGTTCATCTAGGTCTTTATACTCTTTAGGGATCTTAACGCCGTTTTCTTCGAGGATATCAATGTCCACAAAGCCCCAGAACTCAAGAACTTCCCAACGCTCTGACTCTGGCTGAGTAGAATCGTCTTCCATAGCCTGTTCCCAGTGCTTCTGGATATAGTCAGAGCCTTTATCAATGACATTACCAATTGCATCTTTCATAAAGAATGGGCGAGACTTTAATGCACGGAGTTGTGTGCGAGACATCTTGTGACGCTCAATAGTGTATTCTGCATCTGCCATAGAGGAAGATTCGGGGTCTGGATAGAAGTTCCAAACAGAAACGTGGCTACATTCAGGTACAGTTTTAATAAGGGGTTCGTAGTTACCCTCTTCGTCCCAGTCTGGATATTCCTTATCTACAGCAAATGGACCCTTCATAACACCAGTGCCAAGCAAAGCCATCTCAAATGCCATAGAGCGTAGATGAACAGAAGCATTAGACTCTTGAAGCTGGTCGTGAATCTTCTTTTCCATCTTCTTAGCTGCAACCATAGCTGGATGAAATGTAACTGTGCTAGCTGTAGTGCCTACACCTTCAATAATCTTATCAGATATAGGTGCTAGCTTGTCTTTTAGTGGGCCTAGACGATCTTTTAATGAAGTAAGTGTCTCACCAGGCATAAGCTTAGTATCTGGGCCAATAAGATAAGGTTTAGACGCAGGATCAGAAGTAGCAGCAGTAAGAGCATCACCAGCTTTTTCTGCATTAGGATCTAGGTTAATGTGAGCTGATTCGACTACACCATCTGGCAGGATAGAAGGATCTACACTCATTGGAAATCTATTATTACCAAACAAAACGTCAATGATCTGACCATATGCTGCAAGTGTCTTAGTCTTAGTGACTTTTACAAATACACGAGACTTTTCTGTGTCTGTAAACTTAACATCAGGACCATACAAACCTCGGTAGTTGCGATATGCTCTAAGCCAGCGATCTTCATCACCTCGACGAGCGTCTTCTGCTCTACTAAATCTGTCAATAACAAACGAAACTACACTGCTTGCCGTAAATAAAGACTCTTTACCATCTTCGGCTGCAACAACATCATCTGTCTCGAACATCATTTCATCATTTTCTGCCATACTTAGTATCCAAATGTTGTGTCACTAGCCTGAAAACCAGTGCGTTGTGTTGCGGGATCATAATCCCATATGCTTTTGCTGCGAGGGCGTGTCATAATACCATAGCGCAAGGCATCATATAGGTGGTCTTCTGCGTGTGTATCAACATCCTCTGGATTACGCTTATCTAGAGGGATAGAAGGTATTTGAGCAATAGTGTGTGTGCAATTACTAACAAATACAAGGCGGGGGGCTTCTGTATACTCATCTACCTGTAATCGTCTATGTATTTCGTTTTTACCTGAGATACGAGAGCCTCTAGATCTGTCTGAAGGCCTCCATCTACAACCCTTCATGTTCATCTGCTCAGCTAGGCTAGGCCCAGTGTCGCCTCTGTTGTGCCAGAGAGAGGAGTCGAGTACCCCATATAGCATACCACCGTCATTTGATTCTGCTTCTAAGATCATATCTGCTAGATCAGAAGCAGTAACTTTAGAGCAGTACATTTCTCTATATACAACTAGCTGCTCAGAGGGTGATACAGCAAACCACAAAACACCACTGTAAGAACCGTAGCCATAGTCACAAGACCTAAAGCGAGGCCAAGACTCAGGGATGTCAAAAGGATCTACTACGTGTTTATTTCTATCAAACTCAGGAAACGCCGCCCCCTCATTAATATCCCAGTTGCCTTCTAGAAGCTGCTTACGCTGATGCTCAGGTAGAGACAAAAGCATTGCTTCATAGTCGCCAGAATCTGCTAGGTAAGGGTTATCAAATAAGCTTGCAGGAATAAATCTACGCTTAAATAGTGGGCTACCCTCTTTACTGTGGCCTTTAGGGTAGGTAATGGTCTCACCAGACTCAATATCTGTAGCCCAAAAAGGTTTACCTGCAGGGCCAGGGTCAATAAACATCTTCTTAACCCAACTATGCCCAGCGCCACCGGGGTTAGTCGTACCTCTCATATACAAACCTAACTCTTTACTAGAACTACGTAGTCGTGAACGCATATAGTTCCAAGCGTAGGGCGTACCCCACTGAGTAAGTTCGTCAAAGCCAATCCAGTTAAACGCCTGTCCTTGGTAGCGGTTAACGTCAGTATCTTTATCTAGGTAAGACATCCAGAGCCTGCCACCACGAGGTGAAGTCCATTGTGACTTACGCTCAGACCACTTAATGCCAGGAATAGCCTTGGGATACAGTTCTTGGCTCTTCTGGATAAGCTCTCGTAGCTCTTCCGTAGTATGTCGTACAAGCAACCCAGAGAAGTTAGGGTCATTCAGCCCGTGTAAGGGGTCAGCAAGCATCGCATACGACTTACCACCACCCGCTGCTCCCCCGTAGAGTACTTCACGCTCAGAGGAGCTTAAAAAGGATGTCTGTGGCCCTGCGTTGGGCTTGAACACAACGTCCTGTGCTTCTTCTACATTAAACTCTGCTGCCTTAACTTCTGCAGGAACAGTGTGAACCTGTTTAGGTGCCTTCATCTCCTGAGATGGAGTAGGCTCCGATGTTTTGCTCTTCGAGTTTTTTGATCTCTTGTAGCGTTTCTTCGAGGCGCTTGGCAAGCTTGCGTTTAATTGCAGCAGTTTTTTTACGTCTTCGTTCAATTTCAACTCGCTTCTTTAGGCCCATGTGTGATATGTAACGACCTGTCTGTTTAGAAAGCCAGCGAGATACATCTCTGAAAGAGTACTGCTTTAAGTGACGCTTTGCAAGCTCTAACGCTTCTAGCTGATCAATAATAGGAACCAAAAGTTTGTCGTTCTCTGGATGTATCTCATATCCAAAAGGTACAACCCTAGAACTAGCCCTAGCTATAACGTGCCACTCTCGTTCTTTACCCTTATTAGGCTTAGGTAACTCCCAAAAGCCTAAATCTCTATCATAGTCAAAGGCCACTGTTACTCGTTATTACCTTCTTTAGGTGGTAGGTAAAAGATGCCACCCCCAGAAGAGGAAACATCTACTTTATCTACTTTACCAAGTCCTGCACGATCTAGCAAGTCTTTAGCTGCAGCCATCTTCTCTTTTATACCAAGCTCTGTAGGATCATACAAAGCGTTAACCATAGCCATAGCAGCTTTTGGCGCAGTACGAGAGAAGTAGGTGCGGGTTGATTCATTAATCTCATCCTTGAGGGCTTCCACGATAAGACGTGTAGGCGTGTTTTCACTATAACCTGCCAACTTCTTGGCAAGAACAACGTCACCGCCAGCTTCATCGAAGAGTACTTCTAGAAACTTTTGTTGATTCTCTGTTAGATTTCTTGCCATTAAGTAGTCCTCTTTATTTAGGCTTGCATATAGTTATACTCAGTACAACCTTAATAGCAAGCACCTTATCCCTTAGAGTAAAAGCGTTCTCTGATCTCACCACGAGAAATGCCGATGTCTCTCAGTTCTGCATCTGTCATATGATTTAGAATGAAGTAGTCAGCACGTCGTTGTTGAGACTTTGCAATGCCATGATGGAGGTTCATGAAAATAGATAGTAGTGTACTATACGCTGATTTAAGTTTCTTTAGCATAGTTATATAACCTTTGTATTTACAGACTGCCCAGCGCAATTCTGTTGTACATGTAGTTATACCTAATACTCTTGTGTTTAGTACTTACAATATAGCATACCCGTTACCCTACAGGGACAAAGGTCTCAGTAACTGTAAGGATAGAGTCAACATGTGCAATAGCAGAAGGTGTTATCTTAATTTTATCACCAGATTGAAGTACAAGCTCAATATCATTGAAGGATACAAACTCACCAGCGCCCAGGTTCCTACCATCAATGTAAGATGCTGCCTGTCCATCTGCTGAAATATACCATTGAATATGGATATTGGTGCTACCTACTTTATTATGTACATGCAGATAAGTTAGTTCTGCTACACAGTTCGCAGGGCAAGTATATACAATCTCTGTAGTAGTTGTAGTGTTGTGACCCCACACAGATCTTTTACGAGCATTCTTACCCTGCGCTACTAATGTCATACTATTCTTCCTCTACAGCTTTCTTAGCTTTAACCTTCTTAGGCTTAGGCTTAGCTTGTTCAATCTCAGCTAAACGACAGACCTCATTAACATTAGCGTCTTTACTCTGTACGTTGCCGTAGTTGTCCTCACCAGCAGACTGGTTACCCATAGAATCCCAGACATAGCCATGCTCATCTACACGGTAGCCTTTAGCTTCTAGCTCTACTTTATATTTATGGTAATACTTCATTTGTTATTAGCCCTGCTCTTAGCCATAGTATACCCACGAAGACCGCCTTTATTGTCCTTACGCCATTCTGCATAAGTAGGGAAAGAAGGACGTGCCGTAGGACGTGGGGATGTTCTAGGTGCTGCAGATCTAGCTTTAGGACGTGGAGATGTCGTAGGTGCAGCACCACGGGCTTTAGGACGCGGAGATGTTTTAGGCGCAGATTCAGTAGCACTAGGACTCACATCATTCTTTGTGTTGTGCGAAAGGCTAGCTGGCCGCGCTCTAGGCATAGGAGATGTTTTAGGTGTAGTAGCTCTTTCTGCTGGCCGTGCTTTAGGGCGTGTTGTAGGAGCCTTTACAGCGTCACTAGCATAGTTTGTAGAGTATGACTTGCCTTTAAAAGTAAACGTCTTACCTGCGCCCTTTTCTTTACGTGCGGCTGCGAAAGCCTTACTGAAATCTGATTGTGCCATTATTTCTTCTTTCCATTGTTTGTAGTCTGCTTAGGTTTTTTCTTTAAGTCTTTAGAGCCACACACGCTTAGGTGCATCAGGTGTAACACCGTGTGATACATCAAGAGCCTCGACAGCATCACGCATAGTATCGCTAGATAGGCGGATGTTTACATGCCAACCGTCTAATGCTTGCATCTCAGGATACTCCATACCATCGTCATCTGTGATGGTAACGCCTGTGGCCTCATGTAAGGCCCCTACAACGTCGATAGAGTAGTCTGCTGTACCACTGACCAAGTAAGGCTCACCCTCTAGCTGAAGGCTCTCCTCGCCAGTCTCAGGGCCTACGATGGTTGTGT